TGATGAACGGTTTAAGAACATAATGTTTGTAAGTTACGATAGTCCGTTCGCTGATAAAGATTTTTTAGAAGCCACAAGAACAGTTGATGCTACAAAAAAATCGGTTTATTTTATTGATGAAGCCCATAATTTTATTCGAAATGTTTATTCCAATATCAATTCTCGAATTGGAAAAAGGGCACAAATAATTTATGATTATATTATTCAAGACAAGAAAGAAAATGAGGGAACTAGAGTTATTTTGCTGTCTGGAACACCTTCAATAAACACTCCTTACGAACTTGCATTATTATTCAATCTCCTTCGTCCAAACATTTTTCCCAAAAGTGAAAATGAGTTTAATAATTTGTATGTTACAACAGGAATTCATAATACACTCAATCCATTAAAAAAGAATTTATTTCAAAGACGTATTATTGGATTAGTTTCTTATTATTTGGGCGATGATCCGGCAGCCTACGCAACGAAAACTATTAATTACATTGATATACCAATGGAAAAAATGCAAGAAGAAGCATATAATATTTTTGAGAGAATTGAAAGTTTATCAGAACAACGGAGACGAAGTTCGGGCGGATCTGGTGGCGAAATGTATAGATCTGGAACGCGACAGGCTTGTAACTTTGTTTTCCCTCACATATCTCAGAAGATCAATGCGGAGCTTCGTCCGCGGCCAAGTCGCTTCCGTATCTCAGAAAAAGAAGCCATCAAACTTGATGAAGGTAAAACCAAACTCAAAGCCGAAAAAGGTTCTGACAAATATATGGACATCACTAACTATCTCAATGCCATCACCTCTTTCATCCGCGAACTAGAATCTTATTTCGACGAAAAACACAGAAACGATTTATCTCGAGGTCACACTATTAAAAATGATCTCGAAACTTACAAAACTACATACAAATCTAACTTCAAAAAATTCTATAAAAAGGAAACTAACAAATCATCTTTATTCACTGCTCTCTATGAGTCTTCTCCTAAATTTGTTCGTATTATTTTCAATATATCTAAATCTCGTGGTCCAGTCGTTGTCTATTCAAATTATGTAAAAATGGAAGGTCTAGAGATTTTCAAAATTTATCTTAAATATTTCGGCTATCAACCTTATTCCGATGAAACTGCATCTGATACCACACATCAATATTATGGAGAATTTCATGGAGGTATTACCGATAGAGATGTCCGAGAAAAAACACGAGCTACTTACAATAAATACGAAAACAGATATGGAGCTATTATGAAAATTTTATTAATCAGTCCAGCTGGTTCAGAAGGTATTAGTTTAAGTAATGTTAGACAGATCCACATTATGGAACCATATTGGAATATCACAAGAATTTTGCAGATAATTGGTCGCGGTATCCGTCAATGTTCCCATAAAGATCTACCTTTAGAAGAGCGTCATGTAGATGTATTTCATTACAAAATGATCCGTACTAATGGAAAAGAAACTTCAGATCAACATTTAGAAAATTTGGCAAAACGAAAAGATATCCTTATTCAATCGTTTATGGATGCTATGAAAGAAATAGCCGTTGACTGTAACCTTAACAAAACTCATAATATGTTGACTAATGAATACAAATGTTTCCAATTTGATGAACCTTCTCTATTCGATAAATATGTTGGACCAGCTTACAAAGAAGAAATCGATGATGATATTAAACTTGATAATGGTAGTAATAGTTTAAAATCATACACCAAAAGAATTAAAGTCACTAAAATTAAAGCTGTTAAAAAGTTAGGTGAGGAAAATTATACTTCGCCAGAAAATTATTGGTATTATGAAGATTCAAAAGTTGTTTATGATCTAGATCTACATTATCCAATCGGAAAAGTTGGAGTTGATGCCAATAATCTACCTCTAAAATTAGATCAAGATACTTACATTATTGATTACGAAATTGAAATTCCAACTGTTGATGTAGATACCGGTTCTAAATAATATATCATACTTCATATAACCATGGATAATAAAAACACTACTCCTCTTCTTTCTGTTAACCCTCCAAATGATATTAAAATCGAAAGACATGACATCCCAAATGTTGTTACTAGTCCAGATATTTCTAATTCTAAACAAATGCCAGTTTTAACTGATATTCGAGATAGTGTTATGACAACTATCGTTGAGCCCACATTTCAAAGTGATCTTTCGAATGCTGTTTATTGGCGTCAAAAATGGTCTACGATTAGCAGTGTTATTTATGCTATTGCTGAAATTTGTACACTTGCAACTGTTATTTTAATATTCATTTCTGGATATTATAATAATACAACTTTAGCTCTTATTTCTGGTTCTATTGGTATTCTTGCTAGTGTCCTTCAACGTTTTGGAGCTTATGCAACTAATCAAAGTATTCAAAGAACTAAAGATGCAAACACTTTATTAACATCGATTGGCATTGTAAATAGTTTTCCGATTTTGGATGACAATAATAATTTTATAAACAATAATAAGCCAACGACTCAACCAGTCCAACCAAGTTCTTAATAATTTCGTTTATTATTAATAAAATATTCCTTGTTACATAATAGTACATAGTTTAATGGAAAAGAAGTTTTTTAGTCCTGCCAACGTGGATAGAATGTATGATGCTTTACAAAAAACATTAAACATTCGCAGTGAACCAAATGTAACCAAAAAATATAAATCATTTTTGGTTGACAAAATGCGAGAAACTTATGAACATTACAGTCGTCAACGACCACATAATACCAATGATCCTAGATTTCTCTCTCATCTTAATCGAAAAAGTGTCGACAAAGTCGTCGATTCTATTCGAAGCAGTATGCAGGAAAGAAAATCCAATAATAATCGAACACCCGATTATGATAGAAATGATAGATATGATCGGAACGACCGAAATGAGAAAAGGCGCCCGATCGGTAGAATAAATGAAACATCGGTAAGTAAACTTCGAGATGAAAGAGAAGTAGAAATGTATGATGGACAAAGAATGAGACTTCCAAAACGTCCAGCTCATACAAGTATGGATAAAGATAGAACTATGGCTATCGATAGTTCCGTTGGAGGAGCTCCGTTCGCTCCTGTTGCTAATGGTTTGGGAGGATTCGTCACCGCTTCGGGAGAAATGGGTGGTGAAATGTATTTAGGAAATTTGGATCCAGAAGATCCAGAAACAATGAGAAAATTCTTTGCAAGTCAGCGAGCTAGCGGAATGAAAGGGAATTTTCAAACTAATAGAGCTATGCAGGGACAACAAGGACAACATCAAGGAGCTATGTATAATCCGAATGTATCTACAGAACAACGTTTTCAACAAGCTATGGTGGGTCAACAGTATGGTAGAAGAAAACCACCAGAAATAAATTTTTCTCTTGAACCTGGGAAAGTTAGTGATAATATCAACCGTACCGCACAAGAACAGCAACAACAAATGTACAGTTCTGTTATGGGAATGATGGGCGGTGGAATGCCTCAACAAGGAATGCAAATGCCCCAACAAGGAATGCCAAATATGCAAATGCCTCAACAAGGAATGCCCAATATGCAGATGCCACAACAAGGTATGCAAATGCCGACTTGGGGGGCTGAGTCCGGAATGGATGACCCTCAGACTTCTTTAGGTTTTGGAAATTTTGGAATGGATCAATCTATTACAGGAATGAATTTGGGAGCTATGCCAATGCCACCGCCAGAACTTCCACAAGAAGATCCCAGAATGTCTGCCGGTGGTGGAGGTAGAGCTGGAAGAAATGCGAAATCTCGTGTTATTGAAGATAGATTACAGAGAGCAATGATGGAAAGAGAAATGATAAATATGGAAACTAATCAACCAGCCGATAGTTCCGTTGTATTTGGCGCTTCTAATAAACCTATGGCACCAATGGGCTCTAATACATTCGTTGGTGGTGGTGGAAATCCGCAACAACAAATGCCAATGTTAAATTCTCCTTTTCAACAAATGCCAAATATGCCACAAATGACTCCGGAAATGATGCAACAAATGCAGATGATGCAAGGACAACAACCTTTTTTTTTTGAACCATCCCAATTAGCGAATGAGGAATATATGCCAACAGGACTAAAAAAGAAAAAGAAGAAAAGACGAACAAAACATAAACATGATCAGGAAACAGAAACAGTATCAAAAAGATATCAACTTGAAATGTTTAATCGTTCATCAAATCCTCGTTCGGAAGATGGACGACCAAAAAATACAAAGGCGATTGTTGTTCCTGTTGAATCAGAAGATATCACTGAAACACCAAAAAAGAAAAAACGACATTCAAGAAAAACTTCATCCCGTAACGACGAACAAGAAGATCTAGATCGAAAACTTAATTTACTGGAAAATGCAAAACGGGAAGCTATTGCACGAATCGCAGAATTAAAGAAAACAGAAGAATCAGTACAAAAATTATTGATTCTTCAAAATAGACAAGAAATAAAACAATTACGTGATAATATTGATTCCAAGAAAAATATTAAACAAGTTGTAAAAAAAGTTAATTCAGATACATTAGTAGAAAATTCTTTGGATTCAAATAATATATCACCAAAAAATGTATCAGATTTACAACCTACTAATATATCGCCAAAAGAAACCAAAAAAGACAAATTAATAACATCTCCTAAAAATAATCCAAATGAACAAACATTAATCATTGATAGTACAACTTCTACAGAACCAGAATTCTATCATGATTATACATTCAATATCCCAAACAAAATATCAAATATCACTGAATTAACTTTAAGCGATTATGATGTACCCCCAATTGTTCACGATTTACAATCTATGAATTTTTATTATGTGGAAGCCGATTCCTCCCAAGAAAAAAGTGTTAATATTAAAGCTGGGAAATATACTTTTAATAGTTTCCTAACAAGTTTAACAAATGCTATTAATTCACAAATTAAAAAATATCATATCGAATGTGATCCGGACTCAGGGAAAATCGGAATTCAAAGACTCGATAATGGAAAATTTACATTAATCAACAACAAAGAAGATTCCGTTAATCGTTTATTAGGTTTTACAAAAGATACTAAAACAGCCATAACACATATCTCCGAAAACCCTTGTTTATTGTATGCAGAAAACTATTTGGATTTAGAAGTGGAAGGTATTGGATTTAAAGTAAATCTTAATGATAAACAACCAGTTTCTAATAAATTACCATCACCAATTGAATTTTCCGAAACTATCATTGTCAAATTTAATAAAAATAATAAACCACATGATTTTAATAATGTTGGACACAAATTATCATTCACTATTAAAACTGATTCATAAACAAAATCACATTTATAATTTCATTTTGATGAAATTATAGATTTTCATTCCATTAATATTTTTTCAAGTAGTACGGAAATAAACACCTCTACATTGATTAATATCGTCATCTGGAGTTAATTTTTCTGTTATATCTTCAAATGATTCTCCATCAAGTCGCCTTACTATAAAATTAATAGAATAAACTCCACATTCAGAATCTTTGAATTGATGTCGGTTTTTATTCCATACTAATTTCGGTGTAACACCAACTGTTTTACAAAATTCTTCAATCCTTTTCATTAATTTCATAATTCTTCGTTCTGGTTTATATCCATAAGAATCAAAAAATTCGATGCTCCCACTTTTCAAATCTGCGAACATTGCTACCCAATGACTCCCATCTTTATAATGTTCATCCAAATTAAAAATTATTCCTAACTTTGTTATTCCTTCATCCCATAATTTTTTATAATCTAAATCTTTAACTCCGACATCAATATCATCAAAATCTATCGGTACAGCTCCTAAATATTTAAATGTATTATCTTTCTTTTCATATTGCTTCATCACTTTAACAATATTTGTTGTACTTAACCATTTAAATTTACCTCTCGGGGCTGGAGGACGGAAAGTATTTTCATATATATCTTTTTTTATGTCAATGTCTTTATCACCGGTATCTTCTTTCATAAATGATTGTTTCAACCAACAAAGTTGATCATCGCAAACATCTTTCAATCTATCTGTTAATTGTCGAAGTAAATATTTTCGAAATTTTCTTTTATCTATTTCTTCATTAACAACTAATAAAATTGGTTTCTTACTTGGATTATGACTTGTAAACTTATTCCATTGATTGGTCATATAAATTAAAGCTTCCATTGAATAACAACTTCCATCCATAAATGGTTTTGACGGCGCACAACCTGACGGTGCAATTTCATTAATAACTTCTCGATTTATACTTTTTGTATTATTAGTTCCTTCACATAAAACACTTAATGCCTCATTTGATAAAGACATATAATATCACTCTTTATAATATGTCTGGTTATTTTTTCTTTTTGGAAGTTTTAAAGAACGAAACCTTTCCTCCAACCACCATTCCAATTTTTCGACATTTATCTTCATCATACGACTCATAAACATCGCTATTATCTTTACTCATATCCGCATAATAAACTTTTCCAGTCTTTTCATCCGTGAATCTTTCTAACACAATTTTGTTCTTGTTTTCATCCTCATTATCTTCCAATTCAGCAATCGGAATACCATATTTCTTCGAAATGGTCTTCAATAATAATCGGTGGGCTTTTTGTTGTTCTTCCATAAATAATATATGATACATAATATGAAATTTATAACAATAATTATAAATTTCAAACTTTTATTTGAATTATTACAAATAATATACCAACATACACGAAGTGTGCCATTATGCCCTTTAGGGCTCGAGCTTTAGCTCGATTAAATAAATTCTTCCGAATACAGCTATGCTGTTGCCCGAAGGGCTGAGCGAAGCGAAATGAGTCTTTAGACGAATCGTTTTAATCATCGCCTATCATCTTAAATCTTTTTTCCATACTTACTGGTTTCTGATAACTTGTACTTTTCGGTTTAGGTTTGAATACCTCTTTCCCCTTTAACTCTTTTTTCAACTCTTTCACATATTCAGGGTTTTTCATTAATTTATATGCTACTTGCATAATATCTTTGGTTCTCTTTACTTCTCGAGTCATAATATATTTGTTCCAAACTTTTAAAGCTTTTTTATTTTCCCTAAAAAATTCAACCACTGTCCAAATCTTTTTCATTTTTTCAAGATTATAATCAAACCATTCTCTGTCTCTCTCGATTGTTACACAATGACATTTAATAAATTTCCAATAACAAACTTTATCAAATCGTTTATCATCCGGAATATCATTTTTCTTTGCCTTTTTAATCCACTTTTTGTATTGTGCCGGTGTCATATCGAGTTGCGAGGGATAAAGCCATGAAGCATTTTCAATAACATAATTTGTTTCCTCTTCTTCAGATTCCCATTCTGTCGGTGCGTCTTTCGGAAGTAATTGGATGACAGCACCCTTAAATAATTTTGTTTCTTTTGACAAGTATGGATATGTGGTATCTTCATCGTTTACGTAATCTTCTTCGCAATCATACTCTTTAATTTCACATTGCAAGAAATCACATTTATCAAGATCACAACATTCCAATTGCATTTGTACTTGAATCCAATAATAATGAGGACAAATTTTCCCATCTATCTCACCTTCTGTACATATTTTTCTAGAGAATGGACATTTAATTTCTAACATCCTACCAACTAAAACACTTAACTTTCCGTCTTTGGTTACGTGACCACATATACCATCCGGACTAGCTCCTAAAAATTTATGTTTTTCATGTTGCAACAAACCAAACACTTTAACAGAAATATTATTAATAAATTCATATAGTAATGTGGCAATTTGTTCATATTTCTTTCCATGCAATGTAAATATACTGCCTATCCATTTATCGTCAATTCCACACTTTTTTAGGACAAAATTGTATTGATGATCATGATGATTTTCTTCTAAAGCTGTAGCCATATCACTTGCTGTGATCATAATCTTTCTTTTTGCATACCATGGTTCTGTTCGTTGTTC